CTACCCTCGGTGGTGGAGCATGCCCTGATATGGCATTCCTTAAGGCCTCCGGCGCTCATCTTGGTGTCGCTGTGACCCGTTCATCGGAAGGCACTTGTTTCGTGTTCAAAGACAAGAGATCCCTTATGGACGGACCAATGGTAGACCAGTCGCTTGTTAATGGTACTTCTGAACTTCCTTCTGACTTTTTGTATTCAAGCCCAACCTGGGATTTGGTTGATCCGACAGTTGTGGACACCATATTGTACGAGAGGTTTGAAAATGAAAATGTTGTCCTTGAGGATAGTGAGGTTTACCACCCTGAAACTGGTTTCACAATGGGTTCTCTAGTAGATGAGGAACAACAAGAGGCAATCCCACTTGAGGCAATAACATCTACAGAGGTTGATGCAACCAAATGTAAGTTGGTCAACACACATCATGGTCATAGTCCAGTCTCCAGTGAGGAAACTTTTATCTTCAATCCGGCGCGTGTCAAGGGTTCTGACAAGATCAATATGCTTGAACGCCACACCAGTCCAACTGTGATAACGGCTAAGGATATGTCCAGTGCTAGAAAGATCATACGGTTACTCTTCGACAGGGTTATTGATGCTAAAAGGTTCAATGCGTTGATTGGTGAGGATCTCTCTGCCATGAGGCGTCAGTCACGAGATCAAGTCATCAAGATGACTGAGGGTGAACAGAGGACAAAAAGTGACGCTGTATCATTCGCTTTTGCCAAGAATGAACCTTCTAAGAAGGTTATGACCATTGGCAAAGGCTTGAAGATATTGAGTGTTACAGCCATGAATGCCACTCAGTTGGCATTGTTTGGCGATTGTTCCAATGTCTTAACACATGCCTGGAGCAGGAGTCTCAGACCTGGCATAATAACACCTGTTGGATTCACAAAACCCGAAGTGGCTCGAGTGTTGGGTAGTATGGGAGAAACTTACGAGCTTGATATAGACAAGCAAGATTCTTCACATTCATCAGTGCACGTGGCCGTATTTGTGAGGCTGGTCGAAATGGTAGCTAAGCGGCAAGGCATGTCTGACCTCGCTCAAGAGATAAGGTGCTGGAGAACCATTGGGG